GATTCACAACCGAGATGTTTCCGAGCGCGTTGACGTTGATGTTGACGGCAGTGGAGGTGTTGGTATTCGCAATCTTGATCTGAAGCGTGAGTCCTGCCGTGTACGAGACCGTCAGCGGAGGGTTCACCGTCACCGTGATCTGATTCGCAGCACCGGAGGAGTCCACGAAGTAATTGGCGTACGTCGCAAGATCATTGATCGCGCCAGAGCACGTCGTGAAGTCGTTGTCGAGTTGGATGAGAGGAATCGGCCCGGGCTGCGTGGCAAACGCATTGGGAATGGTGATCGGCTTGCTCACTGCTGCCACCTCGCGCGACGTTTGTAGTCCATGAAGATGCCGGACAGCTCACACACCGCGCCTCCGGTGTTCACCGTGATCCCCTGGTACTTCTGGAATCCTCCGATGGTCGGCCCTGAGTAGAGCTGGTACGCACCGTTGATCCAACTCACGAACGCGAGCGCGTTGTTCTGCCAGAGAACGGGAGTCCCGCTGTTGTTTTCCCACGTGATGAACGCAGCATTGTTTAGGAGGATCGCCGTTGACCCTCCATTCAAAGAGTCGAGCGTCATGGTGAACGGAGAGATCCCGCTCGTGGCGATCGACGCCTCGAACCCCGCGCGCAGCACTTGCTTATCTGCCAGCGGATCGTCCATCGACCACAGCGCCGTGGACATCACGCCATTCGGTGCAGTCGTCGTGTCAAGGAACAGTTGGTAGAGCTTGTTGCCGATGAAGGCAAAGAGCGCTGGAGCGTTGTTCGTGATCGCAGAGGCAATCAGCGTCACAGCGCCGTAGTTCGCGAACCACCATTTCTCGTTGCCTTGGTTGTCCTGAAACCACATTGCGATCACGGTGTTCGAGCCGAAGATCGGATCGTTCGCTCGCTTGATGAGTAGCGCCGCACACAGGATGTTCTGCACGACGACCGCTCCACCTGAGATCGCCTGCGTGAAGTCCACCCACTGCCACGTGCCATCAATGTCTGAGGACAAGCGCTGCGCATCCACCCCGTAGAGAGCATACGCACCGTACCGGTTGCCGAAGATCATCAACCTATCCATCGCGTGAATGGAGGCCGGCTGATCGGTGCCAATGATCGACTGGATGTTAACGTTCGTGAACACCGGAGTCGGAGGAGAGGCACCCGATGGCACGTACACATCCGCAATAGCGTTGATCGCAGAGGCTGAGACCACGTACAGATATCCGTTCTGCGGCCACAGCTCCACCACCGAGGAGCGAATCTGCGCATCCGTGAGGTTCAGGAACGCCGCTCCGTTTGCCACCAGGAACGAGGGCGCAGTGTAGTCGTCCACCCCTGAGATCGTGATGACGCGCCCATTCGCAATCCACACGCGCCCGGAGAACACCGCAATCGCATTGCCTGCGCCAGGAACTCCGGTTCCGGTGATCTGCGCGAACGTGGGGCCGGTCGGATCGAAGTAGTAGTACCCGGTCGAGTCGATGAATAGCGCAATGGAGTTCTTCCACTGCACGACGCGCGATCCAGCCCCCGAGAGCAAGTGACCTCCGTTTATGAACGTGCTCGCCCCGCCGATCGCATACGCGAACACCTTGCCGGTGGTGGTGAGATTGAACAGGTAATCGGTGCCGTTCAGGTTCAGGTACTTCGACCAGTACACCGTGTCGGCCGCGTAATCGACCAGCTGCCCGGAGATGTTCGGCACTGAGTGCGCGTTCGCGTACCCGATCGGGATCAGGTTCTCGAGGTTGTAGAACCGATCCTCCGGAATCGCATGACGCGAGGCTTGTGTGAACGTACCCTGCCAGTTGCGGAAGAATTTGGTCTCGAGCGCGACCTCTTTCTTCTGATGGCTTGTGACTTCGGCCATCGCTCACCCTCCCGTCGAGTACGGATCAGGGATGATGCGCCGCTGGAACCCCTTGGCACACATCAGGAGGATCTTCCGATACTGCGCCTCGAACATCTGCGTCTCACCAAGCGACTGTTCTTTGAACTTCGCTTTGTACGCCGCCCAGTATTGAATCGGCTCCTGAAACGGCGGCGGGATCTGCTCAGGGTCTGAGTCTGAGGCGAGTGGATTCGGGTTGATCGCGACGTCCCAGTCCGTCACGTACGCCTGATTAGGCACCGGCGCCAAGTACACCTGATTGCCTCCCATGCGAGTGAATGCAGCCGGCCACTGCTGGTAGTTGACCCAGTAGCGCAGCATCGCATCGAACTTCGTGAACGGGTAGTAGTAGAGGCGGTAGCGAGTGTTGTTGACGTAGACGGAGATCCCCATCACGTCGATCGCGTACTGCGAGACGAAGGTCTGCGGGACGTAGAGCTCCTGCCCGATGGTGAGCGTGAGGCCGGCGACGACTTGGCGCAGGCACTTCGTGTCCTGCGCGACGCGGTTACGCGCCTCGTTGATGTAGTCGGTCAGCTCGCTCGTGGTCCAATACGATCCATTCGCGTCATGCAGGAGGCGCTGGACCTGGGTGATGTATGTGTTGAGCACACAATCAGATCAGAACTGCTCGGCAGCTTCTGCCAGAGGATCTTCGGGGGGAAGTTTCCCGCCCCCCGTCGACCCATCCCCTTTCACGATAGGGGTCGCGTGAGGGATTCGTTTGATCTGCGCGACTTCGATCCCAGGTACATCGCCGAACACGACCTTGCCCAAGCGCGCCATCGCGGCCTTGAGTTCGAGCGTCGTCTTCACCCACCCGAGCCGTGCGAGCGCGCGCGACTTGTCCTCCTCGCCGAACGCGAAGATGTGGCGCGCCGCCTCGATCGAGATGTCGACCGCCTCGCCAGGAGGAAATTCGTAGTCCTCCGAGTTGAATCGACCCTCGATCGTCTCGGGCGTGCCGTTGGTGACACGCACGTAGTCCTCGCGGTTGAAGATCTGTGGGTTTGCCATGTCGCTCCCCTATTCGTTACAAGACGACGGTGTACCTGGATGTCGCAGTTGTTCCGTTTGCCCAGATTGCACCCCATGGCGGGGCGATCCATGCCTGACCCGACGCACTCGCGGCGATGAGATCCCGCCACGTCGGCGCGACTGCAGGCGTATTGCCACCCGAGAGCTGCGGTGTCGTGTATCCGTCCAAGATCACCGCATTTTGATCGGTGTTGATGCGCACGGCGGCATTTGCGCCCTGCGAAGCATTCACCACGGCGCCAGTCAAGTTCGGTAGAGGGTACGTACCCGCGGTCGAGATCACCTGCGAAGGTCCGTTCACGAACGCCGAACCCGCGCCTGCAGTAAACGGCGGGAAGAACACCGGAATGCCGGTAAGCGAGGTCACGGTGAGCGCGGTGATCGTGCAGTAGATCGTGATTGCCGTGGTCGACGGGATCGTGAGGATGCGGAAGATGTTTCCGACCAGCACGCCGACGCCGGACTGACCGGAGGTCGAGCCGCCGAAGGTGATGAAGTAGTTTGGCGGCACGCCAGCCGCAGGCGAGAGGGTCAGGCCGTGCGCGGCGTTGAACGTCACCGTCGCGATATTGTTCGAGGCCGAGTAGGTCGCGCCGGCACCGGCCGGGATCACGAACTGCGTGATCGTCAGCTCGGACTGGAGGTCAAGGCCAGCTGTCGGGAGTCGGGTATCCATGTGTGCGTGCTCCCTTAGATGGTCAGGGCCGTGAAGCTACCGACGCGGGTACAGGTCTTGGGCTTGGTGAGCACCAGCTCCAAGAGCGAGAGCACCGCACCGATGTAGCCGAGCTGATAGTTCGACAGCAACGACTCGAACCCGGTGAACGCGAACGAGGCCTGCTCGTGCACGTAGAGGTTGAAGTAGTTGCTGTTGATGAGGTACAGGAACCCCTCCGGGCAGTAGGGGTCTGCGTAGATCGGCACGCCGCCTACATCGAGCGCACGGAAGGCGCTGCGCGGCCGGTCGGCGTCTGAGTCGAACCCCATTCCCGGTTGGATCTGGTACGACTCCGCGCCGATGTAGTCGTTCGCGAGGTTGAGCCATGTGCCGAAGCCCATGAGCCCGAAGGTCGGCATCTCACCGCCTGCCTTGTTCGTGCCGCCGATGTACTGCATCACAAGCTTGCGCGTCGGGGCGGTCGAGCCTGCGTTGTACACCGTCGACTTCCACCACGTGTTCGCCGTGCGGTTGATGTTGCCGTAGGTAACGAGGTTCGTGCTGTCGTCCACAGCGCCCGGAAGGCCGACGAGCTGCTGGGTGTTCGTCGCGTTGCCGTAGAACGCCTGGCTTAGCACGTCGACCGCGGAGTTGCCGGCATCGTTCATGCGCGCCTCGATCAGCGGGACGATCGCATGATCGAGCTGCACCGCACCCTCGAGCCCAAGGAACGGGATCGGCGTGATGACGGCCTTGAGTGCGAACTCCGCAAGCGATGCGCCCTGCTGCGAGGGAGGCTGCGCGAAGGAGCCCGAGTAGTCAGTCCAGGTCGTGTTGACGAACGGCTGACCCTGCACCGGCACCGAGACTGAGCTCACACCTCCCGTGGCTACCTGGGCATTCGCCAAGCAGGCGGCGATGCCGGGAGAGGTGTTGTAGATCTGGACGACCATCTTCGGCACGTAGGCGCGCCGCGTGACGGCCGACAGTTCGGCGCCGATTGCGCCTGAAGGCAGAATGCCTTGGCCGAGGATGTTACTTGCTGGCATGTAGAGGTAGCTCCGAAAATAGTCGTCCTACCGACTTAAGCAGTCGGGATAGCTACCCCTATTGTGTCGTCGTGCGTCAGCCAGTCGGGCGCAGCGCGCCGGACCGAAAACCTGAAATCATCTCGTGCGCGATCTTGCTCGCGGTGCCCTTCGGGTCCTTCCACAGGTCCTTGTCCAGCGGCATGCTCATCGGCGTGACAGATGCCGGCGTTGCCGGTGCCAACTGTTGCTGGGCCTGCAGGTACTCAATCGCCGTGTCGTAGTCGGCGATCTTCTTGGTCTTCATGACCTCCTCGACCTTGGCGATGTCGAGGTTTGCAGCGGCGACCTTGCGCTTCTGGTCCTCGTACCAGCGATTGCGCTGATCCTGGGCCATCTGGTCCTTGATCTCTTGCTGCTCCTTGCGCCGCTCCTCGCGCTCCTTCTCGAGCCGATCCTCGATGTC